ACTCATAGGTGACGTCGTCGCCGTCGACCGAGAAGGGCGCATCGATCCAGTTGAACGGGTCGCCGTCTGTTGCGAACGCCGACAGGACGATGCCGTACCGGTAGCTTCCGTTCGTCGTCCCTCCCTGGGTCCCTCCGAGGGTGACTGCCCCGCCCGATGACTCGCCATAGAACGCCTGCCCGACGCCCCACATCCCCGTATTCGCCACGAGGTTGGCGAGCATCGTCGTGTCCCCGTTCGGGGTGAAGCTGGGGGTTCCACCGAAGCGGGCGTCGAGGAACGAGCCGAACCCGCCGAACAGGAACGCATCAACGCCGCCTGACGGAGTGATGGAGTCGGTGACGGTCGTGCCTGTCTGGTCTAGGGCCTTGCCATCGACGACGTTCAGCGGCCCGCCCGCGGGCAACCCCGAGATTTCAATGAGGGTCGTTTGCAGGTTGCTGCCGACGGTCCCGGTGCCATACGGTCCGGCCCCGTCGCCGGTCTGAACATCACGATAGGCGAGGCGGGCGACACCGGAACCCCCGCCCGAGTCGGACTTCATCGTCGGGCCGATGGTCGTGAGTCCCCCCACGTCCATCGGCAGGTTCGAGATGCTCTGCTGCCCGTTGACGATAACGAATATCTTGTTGCCCGCCGTCGGGGTCGAGTCGAACGTCGCGTTGTACGTCGTGGACTGCTTCGTCTGGACGATCGTCGGGGTGCCCGTCGTCGGGTTCAGGAACGGGATGAAGGCCGACCCGCCGCTGTCCGGAGAAGCCCGATCGGTCGGCGGCTCAGGGTCCTCGGTTGGCGCCGTCGGGTCGACCCCGTAGCCGACGAACAGGACGCCGGGTCGGTTCGGTGTTACGCCTCCCTCGCGTGTCGGTCTCAATCGTCAGACTCCCAATGGCCGCCCTGATACTTCCAGCCCCAGCCGCCGCCGCAGGCGGCCTGCCCCGGCCCGTTGTCGCGGATGTCCACCCAGTGGGTACAGTTCTGCCCGTCGTGCGTCGTGATGTCGAAGGTGATCGTGTCGCCGCCCGACAAACCCGACTGGAGCTCGTCGAGGACATCGGTGCCGGAGCTCAGGTTGCCCTCCTCGCCGGCGCCGTACTGGTGATGCCACAGGCCAGCGGTCAGGACTGTGTCGTTGGTGTCGGGGTCGGTCTCGATGGTCAGCGTGCCGTTCCCCTGGACCATCACCCGGACGACGTTCTGGCAGCAGCTGCCGGGCATGTCCCACGTGCCGGTTCCGCCCGCGCCGTAGGTGGCGAAGTGCATGTGCCCTTGATGACCGGGTTCGGGTTCGATGGGGTAGCCGAGGCCGGGGTTCAGGTAGTACGAGATGCCATCGGACGGGTTGGGCGTGTCGCCCGAACCACCGAGCGGGTAGAAGTCGGTCGTCGCCATCGTGGCAGTACAGGCGTTGGCACCCGAGCCCGAACCAGTGCCGGTCGTTCCTGCGTCGGGCGGCTCCTCGGCGCGGAGGTCCATCGCGATCGTGTACAGCTTCGACGCCGCGCTGGTCTGGCGAACGGTCCTCGACGCGACGCGCAGCCACACGAAGTCGTCCTTGTAGCCGGGCATGTAGCTCGAGCGGTACTGCACCCGCTGGCCCTGTACGAACGCATTGACGTATGCGGCGGGAACGATCACCGAGACCTGGACGGCGTCGTCCTCGTTGCGTAGGTCTCGCACGTAGCGCGTTGCTCGACGGACGGCCTGGGCCTGCGTCTTCACGAGCTCGGCCTGCATGACCATGTCGCGGTTGTCGAACGCCTCGGCGGTCTCGGGCCGGCTGACGTAGCCGTACGAGCCGTCGGCCATGACCATGACGCCCGACGCGACGCGTGACGGGTCGCGGTTGAGTTCGGCATCGAGTGCCGGCGCGAACGTCAGGCCGTAGTCGTAGTCGATCGTCGGGTCGAACATCCACGCCGGGTCCAGCGTCTCGGGGCTGATGTCCTCGAGCAGGTTCGAGATGCGGTGGACCGACACGAAGTCGGCACGCTCGGTCCGGCCGTACCACATGCCCAGCCGGAACGGCGCGTCGGCGTCGTCGGGCGCGGGGTAGATGAACGCGTTCTTGCCCGAGTCCTGTAGGGCGTCGTTGAGGACACCCGCGCTGTCCTGCGAGGTGTAGTCTGTCTCGCTCATCGGGTACGGCGAGTCGGTGAAGACGTAGGTGCGCTCCTCGATCGACTTGCCGCCGCCGCCGACGACCTCGGGCGTGTCGATCAGCCAGTCCGTGACGCGGACGACGTCGGTCTCCTCGGGCCGCTCGGCATCGGTGCCCTTCTGCACCCGGCGGGTAAGCAGCGTGTTCACGTCCTTCAGGCTGATCTCGATCTCGCAGCCGGCCGCCGTCCGGTGGTCGCCACGTCGCCACGTCCGATCCCAGATGTAGAACAGCCCGATCAAGCCGAGCCACTCATCGTCCTCGGCGGCGGTCTCGAAGAACGCCATCGGCTTATGGCCGCGGACGTAGAACGTCCCGTCCGGGTCGTCGAACACGACGGTCGACTCGCCGACGCTCGCCTCCTCGGCGCGCTGGTTCAGTTCGAGCGTATCGGCCCGCAGCATGTCGACGGCCTCGACCCAGTCGCCGTCGTTGTCCTCGTAGTAGACGCGGACGCTCACCCCCACGGCCTCCAGTCGCCCGAGCCGCCGCCACGGCTGCCGGTCGTGGCGCCGCCGCGCTGTGACGTGCTGTAGCTGTTGACGACGGTGTTGGAGTTGATGACCGGGCGCGCGGCCCAGATGGTCGAGACGAGGTTGGCGAACCCGATCGCCAGCGCCCCGACGATGGGCGGTGCGACGCCGCGCGTGGCCGTCGCGACGGTGGTCCCGGCGGTCGCCGTCGTGATCCGCTGGGTCGCGTCGCGAGCGGCCTGGAGCGAGCCTTGCAGGACGGTCGTCGCCGCTGCCGCGACAGCCGCCGCCTTCTGGTTCTGGTCCATCGTCACGAGCCCGTTCCGGACATCGCCGAGGACGTCGTGCTGCTGGGACGCCTCGCGCGACGCGATGCTCTGCGAGTTCTTGACGGCGTTCCTGACAGCCTGCACCGAGGGGACGAGCGAACGGTCCTTGGGGTCGGTCCGCGGCGCACGCTGCGCCTCGCGGCCCGCGATGCTTGCCTGGTTCGCCGCGGCGTTGCGCGGCGCCTGCGCCTCGATGATCGGACGGGCCCGCTCCTCGATCGCCGCCTCGAGCTCGGCGCGCATCGACTTCAGTTCGTCGAGCGCGCTGCCCTGCACGAGCACCGACAGCGGGTTCGACTCGATGTCCTTGATCCCATTCTTGACGGCGAGCAGCGACGTCCCCATGTCCTCGAGGCTCGCGCCGTTCTTGAGCATCTGGCGCAGGTTGTCGTGCGCGTCGCTGGCCTGCTGGCTCGACTGCTGCTCGATGCCAGTCCGGACGTGCTCGACTGCCTCGAACGCAAGCCCGGTGATGATCCCGCCAGCCGCGAATTTGCCGAGCGTCTTCAGCATCCCGAGTTTCCCGCCCGCCCCGCCGAGTCCGCCGCCCAGCCCGCCACCGAGTCCGCCGACCGGCACCACGAACAGCGGGTTCGCCGGCGAGCCGCGGCCGAGGAACTGGTCGAAGGTGATCTTGAGGCCCTCGCCCAACAGGTCCGTCACCGCCCCGCCGGTCAGCTTGTTCAAGCCCCAGCCGGTGATGACCGCCGTCTTCACCCAGTCCGGCATGGCGAGGAACGCGTCGACAAGCCCGTTCGCGAACCCGACCGCCGTCTTCAGCGCGTCGATGAGTCCGGGCCCGAACTCCTTGGCGGCGTCCACGGCATCGCGGACGCCCTTGCCGAGGTCCTTCGAGAACGTCTTCAGCGCCTTCTGCGTCCCGGGCTCGGTCAGCCAGTCGATGCCCTCCTGGCTGAGTTCCACGAGGACGGGCAGCAGTTCGGTCCCGACGGTCGCGGCGGCCAGGCTGATCGTGTTCCCGAGGCGCTTCATCATCGACTCGGTCGTTCGGAAGCGCTTCTCGGCCTCCTCCTGTGCGGCGGAGCCCTCAATCCATGCGGTGCGGCTGGTCTCGAGCGAGTCGTTGAGGTTGTCGACGTCGCCCGACAGGCCAACGAGCAGCCGGGTCATTCCGGAGCCCTTGCCGAACAGCTTCTCGATCCGCAGGATGCGCTCGCCCTCCTCGAGCTCGCTCAGGCCCTTGATGAAGTCCTGCAGCGCCCCGCCCGCGTCCTTCTCGAATGCCCGTTTGAACTCCTTGCCGGTCATGCCGGCCGTCTTCGCGAGCGTCTCGAACGACTTGTCGCCGCGGGCGATCGCCTTTCGCGTCGTGATGAAGAACTTCTGAAGCGCCGTCCCGGCGAGTTCCTCGTTCAGGCCGAGGTTCGCGGCCGCCGACGCCCAGCCCAGCGTCTCCTCCTTGGCGACGCCCGCTAGCTTCGCCGCGCCGCCGGCACGCTTGGCGATCTCAAGTATCTGCGCCTCGGTGCTGGCGCCCTTGTTGCCAAGGTCGACGAGGCTCGCGGCGAAGTTGTCGAACTCGTCGCCGGTCAGGCCGATGACGTTCTGCAACTGGCCGAGAGCGGTCGCCGCGTCCTCGGTGCTGACGTTCGTCGTGCTGCCGAGGATCGCGACCTGCCGGGTGAAGTCGGCGAGGTCGTCCTTGGCGACGCCCATCGCGCCGCCGAGCTCGGCGATGCCCGCCAGTTCCTCGAACGACAGCGGGATTTGCGTCGCCATCTTCTTCAGTTCGTCGACGACGCCCTCAATATTGCCCTCGACGGTCTTGGCGATGCCGGTGATCGCCGACTCCTGCTGGGCTGCCTCGTGGACCGCGAACGCCAGGGCCCCGGCCCCGGCCACTACGCCGAGCTCGATGCCGCGCTCGATGTTCCGGCCGGCCGTCCGCGCGCCTTGCGCCGCCCGGCGGCCCATGCGATCGAACCGCCGCTCGAGGCTCGTGACGCTCTTTTCGGCGCGCGCCATACCGGACCGCCACCCGCGGTCATTGAGGTCGAGCTCCCCGACCATGCGCTGCGTCTCAGCGGTGGGCACGGCGTCCGCTCCTCAGACTGTCCTGCAGCTTCATGACCTTTGCATCGTCATGCCGGGCGGCGACACGAGCCGGTGCGCCTACGTCGCGCTCGGCGATGACCTGGAGTCGCCAGCGGGCCACGGCGTAGGAGTCGCGATGCCGTCCGTCGGGGAACTCGAGGTCGAGGATGGCCTCGACGGCTTCCGGGGCCTCTTTGGCGAGCCCGTCCGCGCTGACGTCGAGTCGCCCGTCGGCCCACGCTGCGACGACATCTCGGCCCGTCTCACTAAAGGGAGCAGGACCTGCGGGTTGTACAGCGGCTCGACGGCCTCGCTGACGACCAGCGCGACCTGCCAGTTCGACAGGATGTAGCCGCGGATCGCCGCGCGCGTCGGCTCGATCGGCGCGCCCGAGACGTCGATGAGGGTCCACGCCTGCAGGCCGCGCAGGACGTATTGCTCGGCAAGGACGGCGAGGGCGTCGCCGCTCGTCGTCTCGCCCTCGTCCTCGTCGCCGTAGGACAGCGCCATGTCCTTCTGCGCGGCGATCGCGTCGCGGTACGACAGTTCGTCGGCGTACGTCAGCTCGTCCTCGGTGTGGCGCGGCCCGCCCTCGGGGAGCGGGCACGCGCACGGGATGGTGACTTTCATCAAGAGCCGGCCAGTCCGAGTTGCGCCTCTGTCAGCGTGTTCGTGACGATCGGTCGGAACACCCCGCCGAAGTCGTCCGGGTCGTAGAAGAAGCGAGCCGTCAGGACGATGACCGTGTTCCCGCCCTCGGCGTCCTCGGTCCGGGTGTACCAGCGCGCCGGGCCCTCGTAGGCGAAGTCGTACGGGGTCGCCGTGCCGACGAGGTCGGACGAGATGAACTCCTGGCGGATGTAGCGATTGACGGCACTGTCGCTGCCCCAGTGGTCGCTCTCGGACAGCAGGCCGACGGTGTCCTCGGTCTTGGCGAAGCGGCACTCGAGTTCGAGCGTCCGCGCGCCAGGCACCATCGCGTCGGCGTCGAAGTCGCCGGGACCGCCGTTTGCCCAGCGCTTGATGTCGATCTCCTGCTCGCCGCGCAGGGTCATCGAGTACAGCGCGTCGGTCAGCTGGTTCGACTCGAGGCTGTACGGGGTGTCGCCGATGTAGATGGCCGAGTCCTTGAGGTATACGACGACGTCGGTCGTCGAGACCGACAGGGCGGGCGTGGGCACCGTGCCGACCACCGGTGCGTCCGTCCAGCCCGTCGAGCGCGCGCCGCCGAAGCGCCAGTTGACGGTCGCCGTCAGCGGGCCGAGCCCGACTGGGCCGCTGATCTCGAACGACTCGACGATGCCGTCGGCGTCCTGGAACCAGTCGGTCAGGACGTCATCGCCGAACTCGTAGGTGAACAGGTCCGGATCGTCGAGCGTCTCGCTGGCCGGGTCCCAGCTCCAGCGCCGTCCGGTGGTCGCGACGGTGCTCGGTGCCACGTCGCCGCCGAAGAAGCCGGCCATGATGAGCGGAATGTCGTTGTAGGCGAGGCGGGGGAACTCGAGCCCTGCCGTCAGGTCGGGCGCCTCGCGGTGCGGCGGCGCAGTGATGTCGCGCGATCCGGCGTCGATCTCGGGGTCGGTCCAGTTCAGTTCATGCTCGGGCACGCCGCTGAACGGGTAGGCCCGGGTCGCCGCGACCGGCGTACCGGGGACGAGCTGGCGTCCGAACTGGTGCTTCCGCAGCCGGACGAGGCCCTGAACAGGCATCGGTTCTCCTCTCTATTCCTTCTGCTCGCCGTACAGTCCCGGCGCGGACACTCAGATCGTCAGGCTCGGTGAGTACGCCTCCAGCGTGATACGGGTCGCGTAATAGCTGGCGAGGTCCCGCTCGAGACCTCCACCCCCGCCGATCCAGTCGGGCACGTATTGCGATATGTCCTGCACCCGGACCGCCGACAGCGTCGTGTTCCCGCCGATCGCAAAGGTGGTCGCGTCGACGAGGGCGGTGAACCCGTCGACGATCCTGTCCGCCTGGCCGACGGCGTCGCTCGAGTCGAACGACCCGCCGCCCGGGAGGCGGGGGCCGTGCAGGAGCACGACGTCCATCTGGGCCGTCCTGACCGCGGCACCCGTTGACGAGTCGCCATACGGCAGGCGCTCCTCGCGGGTGTCCTCAACGAACGCCGTGGGCGGGTGGATGCTCGCCGGCCGCCCGGGCCAGACCTGCAACTTCAGCGGCTGCGGGAGTGACGCGGCGTACGTCTCGAGCAGGCCCACGACGGCGGCGCGCATCTCGACCCTGAGCGTCATGCCGCCCGGTTCCAGACGTCGGCCAGCGTGCGCGCCATCGGCGTCCGCCGGAACGCGCCCCGGAGGGCGCGCCCGATGAACCGCGTGCCGCGCATGCCCGGATGCCGGACGCGCTTGGCGAAGATCGTGTTGCCGCCCCGCCCGTCGAAGACGAGGGAGGGACCGCGCGGCGTGATCGTGTGCGCTCGTGCCCCGGCGTCCACGAGCTTCGCGTACCAGACCGCATAGAGGGATGCACCCGATGCACTCGGCCGACCGCGGAACGATCGGGCCAGAGTGCCCGTCCTGACGGGCGAGGCGTCGCGCGCCTCGTCTGCGGCATCGTCGGCCCAGCGACGCCCGATCTCCCGGCTCACGCCTCCGCCGGCGCGCAGGCGCGCCCGCATGTCGTCCGCCCCTACGAGCCTGCTCACGCGATCCCGAACCTGCGACGGTGCCCGTAGAGGAGCCGACTGAATGTCGGGTCCGTGCCGAGCTCCGAGATCGTCGCGCCAGGTCGCTGCGCGATCAGTTCCATCATCCGAAGCGCGGCTTGTGCCAGCGCCTCGTCCGGGGTGTCCGCGCCGTCGACCCAGCCGCCGACCTTCAGCTTCACGTACTCGATTGCGGCCAGCCGAACACGGTCGAGCGTGGTCTGCCAGTCCTCGACGTTCTCGACATTGAGGACCTGCGCCAGTTCGTCCGTGCTCGGCCATTCCGCCATCGGTCAGCTCGCGATCGCGTAGACCGTGAACGCATGAGCGAAGCGCGGCGCCGGGAAGATGCCGCCCGCGAGGGCGATGTCGCGACCGGCGACATCCGGTCGGTCAGCCTGCAGCGTGCGCGCCGGGTCCTCGGCCCAGACGAACCCGCGCGACGGGCCGATGATGACGTCGACCGACTCGTCGTCGAGCGCCGGCACGTAGATCGGGCGCAGGCCCTGGATCGTGCCTGCGGGCCCGCTGCCGACCGTGAAGGCGGCTGCGAGGTTCGAGTACAGCGGGGCGTTCGTCCCGTCCGCCTTGGCGTCGATGAACGACGCGACGGCGGCCGAACTGAGCCACATCGTGTCGGGTGCCCGCTTGTAGGCGGTGATCGACGTGGTCCAAGCGGAGCCGATGCTGAGGTTCTCGGGGTCGAGTGTCCCGCCGTTGGCGGGCGCATGCGCCTGCGACGCCGAGTCGGTGTACCCGGCGAGCAGCGCGTCGACGGCCTTGTTCTCGCAGTCGAGGGCGTAGGCCATCGCGATATCGCCGGTCAGCAGGTCGAAGAACCCGGGCACCGAGCGCAGGATCATCTGGATCGAGATGTCGGCGCCGCCGAAGACGCTCTGGTAGTTGAACGTGCCGGTGCCGACCTTGGTGGCGGTCGTGGTGAGCGCACCCTTCTCGGCGCTGCCCGCCTGCGTGCCCGCGACGGCGCGCGTGGTGATGATCGGCAGCGTCATCGAGTTGCCGGTCGCCGGCGCCTCGATCTGGCGCGTTGACTGCAGGAATGGCCGGTCGCGGTTGATCAGATCGTCGTAGTCCGGCGTGAACACGGTCGGCACGAGGCCGGGCTGCTCGGTCGTCACGACGTCATCGAGCGCCAGCGCCTTCAGCTCGTCCTGGCGGATCGTCTCGCCCGCCATCCGGCGCAGCGTGACCATGACCCAGTGGTGTAGCTTCGGCTTCGGTGCGTCGCTCGGTGCGGGGACGTTGAACTGCGATCGCTGGAGTTCGATCATCTCGTCGAAACGCGACAGGAGCAGGTCGACCCGGTCGTCCCGGGCGCCTGCGGCCTGAGCCGCGACGATCGCGTTCGCCATCGCCTCGTAGTCGACGCCGACCTGCTGGATGACGGGTGGGGTCGCCGGCACTGCGGCGGGGGTGGTCTCCTCGGACACTTCGTTCTCCTCTGTCTTGCTCAGGACGTGGGTGACGGCGCCGCCGACGAACGTCGGCTGCCATGTGGTGCTCGCCGCGGCGAGCCGTGCGGTGCCGGGCCCGTAGACCCGGACGCGCTGCCCGTCGCGCGTCTCGAGCCGGGGCTGGCCGACCTCGTAGAACCCGGGTGACACGCCGCGACTGGTGCCGTCGAGCGCGAGCGCAAGCTGGTCGTCGCCGCGCTGCGTCTTGCTGACCCGGAAGTCCATGTACAGGGCGTCTGGTCGGTCGTCGGCGGTCAGGCCGAGGCCGGTCGGCGGGTCTTGGTGGTCCATCCGCAGCCGGACCTCGCGCGGATCAATGTCGCCGAATGCGCCCTGCTCAAAGGCGAGCGCGCCCCAGACCGGGTGTACGGCGACGACCCCGTACGGGATCACGCGCAGCCCGAGCCGGCGCTCCTTGACCGATAGCTCGGTGAGTTCGGTCGGCACGTCGAGGGACACGAGGCCCTCGATCGGCGGCGCCCCGATCTCGTCCGTCATAGAAAAAGACCTCCCGTCCTCGCAGGACTCGGAGGTCTCGGCGCGAGCTCTTGCGGCTGGGGCGCGTAGGCCCGCGACGCCGCCGTCTATTCGACTAGCGCGATCCTACGACGCGCGGGCGTCATGGCGCAATAGGCCACAGGCCGAGCATCTTCCCGGCGTCACGCACGGAGTCACCGTCGTGGTAGACGTAGCCGTCGGGCACGTACAGCAGCGGCGGCGGGTAGTTGAACGGTGGCGCCTGCAGGTTCGGGCGATAGGCGTCGCCCTCGGGCACGTCCTCGTTCTGGCCGTCGACGTAGGTCGATGCGAGCAGCCAGTCGCCGCGCAGCGCCTCGAGGAGGGTCAGACCGGCTGCCAGCGGCAGGTGCTGCACCACGTCGCGGACGATGACGAGGTCGGGGCGGCCGAGCTCGCCGAGCGCGCTGACGTGCGCGTACAGCCGGTCAGGGTGTCGCCGGCGGGCCTCGGCGAGAGCCTCGCGCGACACGTCGACGCCGACGTATGCGGGGAGGTCGGGCATCCACGACCCCTCGCCGCAGCCGACGTCGAGGACGCTCGTCACGCCCAGCCAGTCGACGAGGCGCAGGATCGTCGTCGCCACCCGGCGCGTCGGCTCGGCGTGGCTGCCTGGTCCAGACCTCGTCTCGATGCCGTTCCAACTGTTCGCTCTATAGATCGCGTCGAAGGTCACGGAAGATACTCAGCGACGGTGCCCGCCAGCCACAGAAGCACGATCAGAAACGCAAGCCCCGCCAATGCACCGCAGCAGCCGCCGCCGTCGTCACGCCGGGACACGGCGCCGTTCCTCGGGCAGCCACGAGCCCCAGTAGTGGTGGCGGGCGAATGTCCACGGCGCGGCGGGGCCGTCCATCAGCGCATCGCGCTCGGGGTCGCGATAGTGCACGTCGTAGAACGCGCCGGGCGGCAGGAGAAGGACGTCCCGACGACCCGGGAACACGTCCGTCAGGACGCCCGGGCCAGCCTGCCACACGTCGCCCGGGATGCGCGAGAGGGCGAGTTCTAGGCAGGCCCTGATGGCGGGGTGACCGGGCGTCGCGCCCATGACCGCGTTCGGCACGCAGCGCTCGTCCTCCCACGCCGCGAAGCACCCGGTGCCGAGGAGTGGGTCGAGTGGGCGCAGCGGCTCGACGTCCTGGTCGACGTACACGCCGCCCCAGCGCAGGAGCGCCTCGAGGCGGACGAGGTCGGCGAGCTGCGCGCCGGTCGAGCAGGCGGCCCACCTGTCGCGGGTCAGCGGCCAGTCGGCCGGTTCGAGCGGGTCGCGGTGCGTCATCATCGTCCAGTCTGGGTGCATCTCCTCGAACCGCGCCCACCATGCCTCGGCCTGCGGGATCGGCTCCTCGGGTACGACGCGGTGCAGGACGCGCGGGATGCCGCCGGGCGCTGCCCCGGCGAGTTGCGGACGACCGCTCGCCTGCAGTTCCCGGATCGCGGCGGCGTTGCCGATCGCCGTGCGGTACGCCTGGCCACGCGCCGAGTTCAGCGACCACGACGGCGTGCCGCGCTTGCCCTCGCGGGCGGTCGGGTGCCAGAGGTGCCAGACCTCGCCCGGCATCCGGATGATCCGCCCGAACGTCTCGCAGGCGGCGGCGAACGCGGTGTCCTCGTAGCCCCATCCGCGGAACATCTCGTCGAAGCCGCCGACGATGTCCCACAACTCGCGCCCGACGACGACGACCGACGACACGGACGGGTGCCCGTTCTCGGCGCTGTACTGGCGATGCACGAAGCGCGCCGGATTGCGGGCGACGTCCTCGAACCTGAGTCGACCGTCGCGCACCATCTCGGCGCCGCGCCGCCCGAGGTCGTAGCGGACGCTGTGCGGCAGGACCATGACGCGGTTCGCTCGAGCGAGTTCGACGGCTGCCTTCACCCGGTTCGGGTCGCACACGACGTCGCTATCGATGATGACCGCCACGTCCCAGTCGCCGGCGATCCGCGCCGCGGTGTTCACGGCCGCTGACCGATTGAACAGGCCCTCCGTGTGGTGCCCCTCGACGATCGGCATATGCGACTGCTCGCGCTCCCACCAGGCGCGGGTCCAGGCCCACAGCGCGTCGCGGTAGCCGTTGTCGTCGCGCCGCGGCACGAGGATGACGACGTTCATGCTGGCTCCCATAGGTACGTCTGACGGTCGGGCCACGCGTCGGTGAGCTCGTAGCCCGCGACGGCGGCCTCGCCTGTCCAGTCCTCGATCAGGATCAGCGGGCGCGACTCGGCGATCGTGCGCGCGGCGCCGCGCAGGACCGCCTCCTCGCCGCCCTCGACGTCGACCTTGACCAGCCGGACCTCGCGCAGGTCGTACGAGTCGAGCGTCCTGACCGTGACAGCGATCCCGGTCTCGGCTAGCGCGGAATGTCCAGGGTTGACTTGGTCTACCGCGAGGTGTCCGGGCCCGTCGTAGTCAGCCAGCGCCACCCGGTGCAGGAACGCGAGCGGCGCATTGCGACGCAGGAGGGCGAAGTTCGCCGGGTGCGGTTCGAAAGCGTGCACGATGTGCGGCGGCGCGAACGCCGTCAGGTAGGCGGTGTGGTTCCCGATCATTGCCCCGACGTCGACGAGGACGCCGGGCTCGGTGCCAGCGAGCCGGTCGCGCACGGCGTCGAGGACCTCGGCCTCGAAGAAGTCGCCCGTGCGGCGGACCTCGTCACTCAGGTAGTCGGGCGGCGGGTACAGTTCGAGCTCGACGCCGCGGACATTCACGCGGCCCACTCCAGCACGGCATCGGCGGCGCACCGGGCGGCGTCGCCGCGGTGCGCGTAGACGAGTGCGAGGCGCTGCTCAGCGACCCACGGTGGTCGCGCGTCGCCGAACCGGACGGCGGGCTCGAGGTGGTCGAGGTCCTGGACGCGCTGTCCGACGTCGGCCGCGTCCCAGAAGCGCAGGCCGTGGTCGGCCTCGGGGCGATACCACGGTGCGTCGAGGACGACGACCGGGCGGCCCGTCGAGGCGAACTCAAACAGGCTCGACGAGTTGTCGCAGACGTACATGTCGGCACGCCGCAGGACGTCGTCGAAGTCAGGCACCCACTCGATGCCGTGTGCCGGATACCATGCCTTGAGGTCATGGCGCTTCGGGTGCGCGTGGCCGATCACCTTCATCCGCTCGGCCAGCCGGGCGACGGCGGGCCACCAGTGGTCGAACGCCGAGCGCATCTCGGGGATGCCGTGGTAGTTCCAGTGGAACGAAACGGCGACGACGAGGCTGCCATCGTCGTCGCCGCTGTCCACGCTCACCGCTCGCTGCGGGAGCGAGTCGATCTTAGGGCACCCGACGACCCTGACGGAGGCGGCCGGGTAGCGTTCGCGCCAGCGGTTCGCGCTGTGCTCGTTGGGGCACAGGAACAGGCCGACGTCGTCGTTGTCATCGCCGCCGGGGTAGGCTGGGTGTCGGGCAGTCTTGCGATCCCCCCCGTAGGACTGCCCCGCGCCGTGCTGCATGAGGACGATCCGCCGATAGCCCGCCCGCCGGACGCGTGCGAGATCGCCGTACGACGCCACGAGAGCGACGCTTGCGGGCTCGGGACGGCGCAGCGCGTAGTCGCCCGTCACCCCGAGCAGGTCGGCCACGGGCCGCATATGTGCCGCGTGGTGCGCCTTCGCCGCGACGGGGCGGACGTCGATCACGCGACCGCCTCGGCGGGCCGCTCCTTCCCGCAGCGCGGGCAGCGCCGCAGCGGCGTCTCGCCGGCCCGCGCCAGAAGTTTCCCGCACGGTTCGGACCGACCGCGCAGCGTCCGCACGCCGTCACAGCGGAGCTCGCGCACCACGCGGTACACGCCATGGTTCGCGAGTCCGCGGCTGGCCGCGACCGGCAGTTGACGCGGGACGACGCTCGGTGGGGCGAACGGCGTCGGTGCAAGCTCGGGGTTGCCGGCGGCGAGGCCCTCTTTGGTGCGGGCCCATGCCGCTGCGTACTCCTGCCCGAACAGGCCGACCGCCGCCGCGTAGACCTCGAAGCGCGTCTTGATGTCGGCGCGCTCGAAGCCCTCGACGTTGAACCGCGCCGCGGTGCTCGACGGCAGCAGGTCCGACAGCGCCTGCTCCATCGGCTCGAGGTACGAGATCGCCAGGCACGTCTTGACGAATACCGTGAAGACCTCGGTCACGTTCTGGTACGTCAGGCTCGAGCCCGGCGCGCTGAACTCGAGGAGCGCACCCGGCACGCCGAACATCCGGGCGCCGTCGCCGTTCTGGTGCTCGCGGGCGTCCAGCATCTGGGCGCCCTGCGGGTTGATGTCGTGATCGATCACGGTCATATCGCCGCTCGTGACCTGCGGCTCGTTCGGTGCGGTGCCCGTCCATTGCGACTTGAGGTCGAGCGCCTCGTTGGGCTCGAGTTCTGCGGCGCTGTGGAGCTCGGTCGTCGACGGGCCGCCCTTCGAGAAGAACGTGGCCGCCCATTCCTGGCTCTCGACGCTGACGCTCACCGCCGCGCGCGCCATCTGCAACGGGCCCCGACCGCGCAGGTCGCCCGGGTTGCGCGCATACACGACGTGAACGAACCGACCGCGCGGGTCGGCCGGGCTGTAGCGGGTCGAGACCTCGCGGCCCCAGGCGTAGCGCGGGCGCAGTCGATCGCCGCTGCTCTCGACGGTCAGCTCGTTCAGCGGCACGACGACCAGCGCCGCCGGCCGTCCGTCGCTGTCGGTGCTGGCGATCCACCACACGACCTCGCCGCGTGTCGCCATGTTCCACGCGCTGTCGCGGTAGAACGCCTGCGGCGTCTCGTACGGGTTCGGCCGGGCGATGACGGGCGTGGTCCGGTCCATCGCGACGCCGTTGCGGAACGTCTGCGGGGTCAGGCTGGCGGCCGAGTTGCTGATCAGCGTCACGCAGCGCTGGATGCTCGGCACGCCGAGCGCCTCGTCGACGGTCGGCGCGCGCCACGGGCGCGGCGTGCCCCAGTCGCGGAACACCTCGGCCGCCTGCTCGATGAGCGGCGGGAACTCCATGCCGGCGGTGTGCAGTTCCTTGCGCTCCGGCACCTGGTGGGCGGCCAGCCACTGGACGCCGCGGTCTAGCAGTCCCATCAGAACACCCTCGCCTTCACGGGGCGCGGCCCCGATGCCAGTCCGACCGCCCGGATTGTCGCGAGCATCCCCGTGACCGGGTGCTCCTCGCTGAGCGGGATCGCCGTCCACGTTCCGGGCATCGGGTGGGTCTTGCGACCAGTCCACTCGATGTCGGCCGTCACAGGCTCGCCGTCCCATGTGAGACGCCCGCCCTCGACGAGGTTCACGAACATCGACGACGCGTTCGTGAACTTCGAGCCGCTGACGTTCTCGGGCGCCTTCAGGTACTTGGCGAGTTCGAGGTCGGTCGCGGCGTTGTACGCGACACGCCCGACACGAGCGTCCTTCGCCAGCCGGCGCAGGTCGTCGCCGAACGCATTGACGTCGACGGGATCGCCAACGGCGTCGGCCAGGACCCGGACGGCCACGCGCCCGTCGTCCCGCTGCCAGGCAAGAACGGCGGACGCGCGGCGTCCGGACGGGTCGAGCGCGACTCCGAGCGACGGGCGCCGGGGGGGGACGGCGTCCTCCCGAAGCTCCTCCCACGCTTCGACACTGACGATGGGCGGCAGGATGACGTGCACCCAGCGGCACAGGTTTTCGGTCTCGAACTGACCCAGCGTCCCGCCAAGCCGGGCGCTCTCGTAGGTGCGCTCGAGGTTGTCCCACATTCCGCGCCGGTGTCCGGCCGACGGGTTCGCCTCGAGCCAGCCGATGCGGTCGCCGGTCTGGCGCTCAGGGGCCGAGGACCACTCGAGATAGGCGAGGGCGGGGTCCGTTCCGGCCCGGTCGCGGATCGCGTTCAGGACGATGCTCTCGTCGGTCCCGGCGTTCGACAGGTAGACGGTCTGGGCGTCGTCGCTCGCCATCAGCGTCGGCAGCAGCGCGCCCATGAAGTCATGGCTGTGCATCTCGCGCAGCTCGTCGACGAGGACGCGGTCGTTCGGGAAGCCGCGCGCTCCGCCGGTTCGCGCCGCGGCGATCCGGTAGCTGCCGCCGTTGCCGAGCTTGATCTCCTCCTGGCCGGCGCCGTAGCGCGGCCAGATGATCCGCCCGCGGCGTCGGGGGAACAGGTCGGGCTCGTCGGACAGGGCGGTCGCGATGAGGTCGAACATCTCGCGTGGCAGTTCGCGCGTCTGGGCGACGTGCATCACCCGCAACCCGCGCCGTAACCACGACACGACGAGCGGCATGGTCAACGTCGTCTTGCCGTTCTGACGGGCGACGATCACGGCGACCTCGGGATACGCCGCCCGGACGCCGGGTCCGGTCGCCGTCAGGTAGCGCAGGGCGTGGCGCTGCCAGGGGTAGAGCGTCAGCCCCAGTCGCTGCGCTTCCTCGAGTACCGCCGCCGAGCCGTGGCGGGCGGGGACTGGCGGCGCCAGTCGTGGACGCTCGCGGCCTGTCGGCGTGGCTCCCGGGGCGTCATGCAGCGCCACCGAGCGCGTCACGGGCGCCCGCCATACACGCGGGCGGGGCTGGTGCGGCGGTCGAAGACGCTGCCACCTTGTGTGTGTAGATGGTGGCGGGCTTGCTGGCGGCCCACATCTGCCCC